AATTTCTAACGCTATAGAGTTTGCTAAACGTAACGCTAGTACTCTAAAAATAGTAGGCGGAGTAATCCTTACCGTAACTGCCGCACTTGCCGCATATAACTTAGGAGTTAAAGTAAGTATCGCGCTTACGAAGGCGTGGGGCATTATTACTAAAGCGCAAGCAATAGCAACGGCAGTTCTTACAGGACAACAAAAGTTACTTAACGTAGCGATGAAGGCAAACCCTATCGGTTTAATCTTTACTGCGGCAACGCTTCTTATTGGCGCGTTTGTAATGCTATGGAATAAGTCCGAAACGTTTAGAAAAGCGGTTATACAAGTAGGCAAAGCAGGGTTAATGGCGTTTGCTTCTATCGTTCCTATTCTTGGAAAAGTAGGAGAAGCAATACTAAAAGTAGTTTTAACTCCGCTAAAAACGCTTCTTAGTGCGCTTTCTAAACTACCTGGTGTTGGTAAGTATGCTAAAGCAGGTTTAGATTTACTTAATAAAGGCTTAGACGGAGTAAGCGACTTTGCCGATAGTGCTTCTGCTAAGGCTAAAAGTCTTGCTGCAAACTTAGATAAGTTAAATAAACCTATAAAAATCGGTGGTGGAAAAGGTATTGAGATTCCCGATTTTGGTAATAGCGGTAAAGGCGGAAAAGGTAAAGGCAAACCTAAAGAAACCGAAGCGCAAAAGAAACTTCGTGAAGATAACGAAAAGTATATGGAAATCGTTAAAGACTTAAACGATAAAGTTAGCGAAGCGCAAAAAGACTTTAATGAAGAAATGTTAGAGATTAGCGATACCTATAACAAACGCGTGAAAGAACTTAATATAGAAGCAGATGAGCGCAGAGCCGAACTTCGTGCTGACGCTAACGAACGCATTATGAAACTAGAAGCAAGTGCGGCAAAAGCGCGTCTAAAAGCGGAAGAAGATAAGAATAAAAAGATTTTAGAAGCGCAAAATCGTTTTACCGAAACCGTTACGGAACTAACTAAGAATCGTACTGATGACCTTGCTAAGTTAGAGCGCGATAAAAACGAAAAGATAGCGCAGATAACGGAACAAGGTAACGAAAAGTTACAAGGCATTATTCAACAAGGTATTAACCGACTACGTGACGCGTATAAAAAAGGTACGGAGTTTAATGTAGGCGATTTATTTAAGGGACTTATTGACGCTGGCGAAGCGAGCGCAGACGGCTTACTAAAGAAACTTAAAGACCGTCTACTAGGCGCGCGTAAGTTAGCAGAGAATGCTTCTAAGTTATCTGGCGCAGGATTTACACAAACTTTTATTGAGCAAATTGTTTCACAAGGTCCAGAGATAGGTAATCAACTATCCGAAGCCTTACTAAAGGCTACGCCTGAAACACTTTCGGCATTACAAGAAACTTATATGTCGCTCGAAGATTTAAGCGATACAGGCTTAGATACGCTTGCTAAAAGTATGAATGACGGTGGGCAGTTTGCTACCGCGCAACTAGCCGAAGCCTATGAAGAAGCCCGTAAAGATATTTCTAAGGCTCTTGCGGAAGTAAATCGCGACTATATAACTTCACAAACCGCTATTAACGAACAGTTTAACGCTGGTATGTTACAAGCGGAGAAAACTAGAGATGCCGCAATAGCGTCTGCGCGAGCCGATTTTGATATTGCTATAGCCGAAATAAATAAAGAGTTACAAGAATCTATTGCGGAAGTACAAGCCGATTTAGTAAAAGCGTTAGCCGAAGTAGATAAGAACTTAACTAAAGCGTTAGCAAAAGCGCACGAAGATATGGTAGACGCGCAGGAAAAAGCGCGTAAGAAACTAGCCGAATCTCTTGCCGCAATAGAAAAAGAGTTTAATGAAAAGTTAGGTAATATTAAAAACGCTATTGCTTCTACTATGGCGGCAATAGCCTCACTTCAAACGTCAATGGCTTTAGCGCAAAGTAAAACAAGCGTTACTACATTGCCTTATACAGGTGGCGGTAGTATTACTACTCTTCCATATACAGGTGGAGCCAAGACCGTTCCTGCTTCTTTTAGTCCAGCAAGTTTTAGAGCCGCAGAAGAAAAATCTATGGCTACTTATAATATTACGCAAAACTTTACGGCTACAAAAGTAGACGCGTATGACGTACACGAAAAAACTATTATGGCTATGAAGTTAGGTTCTCCTGTAACAGTACCCGTATCTAAGCCACCTTCTACTTCTAATCTTACGCAACGTACAGGCGGTTCTAGGACGTTAATGCTATGACTATAACTTTAACTACTTCATATTCGTTTTCTTTTAATGGTCTTACTTTCGGCGGAGAAGGCTCGCCTTACCAAATCCTAAGCGTTACAGGACTAGAAGGTATTCCGTCCCTACGTACGCAAGATGATAATCGCGGTTACGCAGACGGTATGTTTTCAGGTCGCGATTTTTACGCAGGACGAAGTATTAGTATTACATTTAACGTTTTTGGTGACGGTACTAACTCCGCACAAACAAACTTTAATACTATTCAGCGTTATCTTCTTCCGCAGACTAGCGGTACTACGCCTTTATATTTTCTTCTTCCGCCAAACGATACGCAATATATAAATGCGCGCGTACGCCTATTTACAACCGTTGTAGACCCTAACTATACGTACGGATATATCACGGCTCAGGTCGAGTTCTTCTGCCCTAATCCTGCTTACTTTAGTAATAACGAGCAGACCGCTTTACTTGCGTATACACCGCCTACAGGACGTATTTATAACCGTACATATAACTTGACTTATGGTGGTGGTTCGGTTCAGATTACAACAACGATTACTAATAACGGTTGGGCAAATGCCTATCCGACTATAACGCTTAATGGTCCGATTACTGACCCTGTTTTAGGAAACCAAACACAAGGCTATGCTCTAAACTTTACGGGGACATACGCCGATACTGACCTACTTGTAGTTGATTTATACAATAAACTGATTACCCTTAATGGACAACCTGCTCGTAATCTTCTTATTTCGGGTGAGTGGTTTTGGGCGCAACCTGGCAATAATGAGTTCTACTTGACGGGTGATGCAGGAAGTACGCTTGTAAATGTTACGAGTGCTACGGTAACGTGGAACTCTGCTTACGTATAGGAGATTAAATGACACTACGTACTCCGCCTTCGTGGTTACAAAACGGTTCTCACCCTGCTGAAAATGACCGACTTACAACGCAAGCACTTTGGGCTACAACAGGAATTATTAACTCTACTTCGCTAGAAGTAACACCTAACTCTCCTGTAGGTATGAGCGTTCGCGTAGCAAGTGGTTGGGCGGCAATAGTAGGAACTACGCAAAGTAATATGGGTACATATGTTGCTTATAATGACGCACAAGTAACTGTAGCAATTACTACCGCAGACCCAACTAATCCGCGTATTGACCGACTTGTTATGACGGTTAATGATTCTTATTACTCAGGTTCTTCTAATAACGTAGTTTTCCAAGTAGTCGCAGGAACGCCAGCAGGTTCTCCCGTAGCACCAGCAACACCAGATAACTCTATCTCTCTCGCTACTATCGCAGTTGCCGCAGGTGCGTTATCTATTACTAGCGGAAATATTACGGATACTCGCGTTTTAGTTACTACTAATATTCCTGAAAGCGGAGATATTTCAAGCGTTACCGCAGGTAACGGATTAAGCGGTGGCGGTTCTTCTGGTGCGGTTACTCTTTCTATAAATACCGCTATTACCGCCGATTTAAGTACTGCGCAAACTTTAACTAATAAAACTTTAACAAGCCCAACTATTAACGGCGCGACTATTGCTACTTCTACTTTAACTTCGCCTAAAGTAAATCTAGGTATTAACGCACAAACAGGAACTACGTACACAACGGTTCTTGATGATAATGGAAAACTTATAACGCTAACAAATGCTTCTGCTATTGCGGTAACTATTCCGCTTAACTCTAGCGTTGCTTATCCCGTAGGCGCACAACTTAACTTCGCGCAACTAGGCGCAGGACAAGTAACCGTTTCTGGCGCAGGTGGCGTAACGATAGTTTCTACAGGCGCGACCGCTTCCGCACCTAAGGCTCGCGCGCAATACTCGACACTAACGGCGGTACAAACGTCTACCGATAACTGGCTAGTAATGGGTGATATTTCGTGAGCCGTTTAGCCTTAACGCCTACAAACGTACCGTCAAGCGCGTCTGATATATCTACACCTACGCTTCGCGCTGGCGATTTATATTTTAATACTTCACAAGGCTTAAAAGTTTATGACGGAACGGCGTGGCAACTCGTTTCGACAACTACCGTTTTAACCGAAATAGACGGTGGCGCATACGATAGCATTGCGCCGTATCAAGGCGGTTATAGTCCTGATATTGCTTCGACACAGACAGTTAATGGGGGTACTCCATAATGGCAGTAGTAACGCAAATACAAGTACGGCGCGGAACTGCCGCACAATGGACTTCTACAAATCCAACTCTTGCCGCAGGTGAATGGGGATACGAAACCGATACAGGTAAAGTAAAAATCGGTAATGGCTCTACGGCGTGGACTTCGCTTGGTTATACAGGCGCAGGAACAGTAACTAGCATAGTTGCTAGTACGGGTTTAACAGGCGGAACTATTACAAGTACGGGAACTATAGCGATAGATACCGCCGTAACTGCTGACTTAACTACCGCGCAAACTCTTACTAATAAAACACTTACCGCGCCTATTATTAACCTTGCTCTTAACGCGCAAACAGGAACTACTTATACTTTTGTATTAGCCGATAATGGAAAGTTAGTAACCGCTTCTAATGCTTCCGCGCAAACTTATTCTATTCCTACAAACGCTTCTGTTGCTTATCCTATCGGTACGCAAATAAATATTATTCAAATCGGCGCAGGACAAGTAACTATTCAAGCCGTAAGTAGCGGTACTACAACGGTATCAAGTACAGGTGCTACGGCTACTGCGCCAAAACTTCGCGCACAATATTCTTCCGCAACTTTGATTAAAGCCTCAACTGACCTTTGGTATGTAGTGGGAGATATTTCCTAATGCCTATTCTTGGAACTATTGCTTCTTCATATTTACAAACGACAACTTCGTATTTTTCGCTTGCGTCAGAAACTCTAGGCTCATCAAAAAATACGATTACCTTCAACAATATTTCATCTGACTATACTCATCTACAACTTCGTATTGCTTGTTTATATTCGGCAGGAGATTTTCAATTTCGTATAAATAACGACACAGGTAGTAACTATCGCTACCATTTTTCATACGCAACAGGAACAAGTCGCGTATCTGCCAATAGTGGTAGCGGTCAAACAAATGTTGCTTATGGTGGATATACAACAGGTTCTACTTATCCACAAACTCTTATTATAGATTTTTTAGATTACCGAAGCACTAATAAAAATAAAGTAATGCGTGTTCATAATGGAACAAATAACGGAAACTACATTATGGATATATCTAATTGGTGGGTAAATAGTTCTGCCATAACTCGAATAGATTTATTTCCGCAAGCAGGTCAAGGGGATTTCCTTACAGGTTCTTCTTTTGCGCTTTATGGAATAAAGGGGTGATGTATGCCAGCGGCAACATATAAAGTCATAGAAACTCAAACACTACCGAGTACGACAGGTAGCGTGACTTTTAATAATATTCCACAAACATATACAGATTTAGTGATGGTAATCGCTGGAACTTCTAGTAGTCACATGGATATGGCGTGGCGAGCCAATAACGATACAGGTAATAACTATTTTGGTCAGCGTTGGCAAGCAACAACAAGTAGTCAAAGTTCTGATTCTAGTAGTAATGCTAATCAAGCAAACGCTTCCACTTTTGGTACTAGTCAAAGTATGTGTATCTTTCAATACATGAGTTACTCGTCTACGACTTTGCGTAAAACCTGTATTCAATGGAATAGCAACTACTCTCAGGACATCATCACGCTAGGCACTTGTTCTTGGAATAATACTGCCGCTATAACGCGACTAGATTTTAATACACCTGGCGGTCAAAGTGGTCAATATGTTGCTGGCACACGCTTTACTCTCTATGGAATAAAGGCGGAGTGATGACATACAAACTAATAGAAACTCTCACTGTTCCTGCTACTCCACAAAGCGGAATAGACTTTCAGAATATCCCTGCTACCTATACTGATTTACTCATTCTTGCGTCTTTGCGTAATAACGATTCAAATCAGGCGGGAAATGTTTTAGTAGAACTTAATGGCAGTACATCTAGTTTTAGCAATATTTTCTGGCAGGGTAATGGTGTTAATCTCTCACAAAGTAGTGTATCCGCCATGGTAGGAGATATGAATACCGCTTTTGACCCAAGTGGAGTTTTTAACAACATTTTGATTTACTTTGGAAATTACGCTTCAAGTAATAGTAAAAACTTCTTTGCTAAAGCGGTTCAAGAAATGGCAGGAGTGAACGCGTTTATGCAGAATGACGCAAACTTATGGTCAAATAGTGCGGCTATAAATAGAATCACCCTGCGTAATAGAAACGCTGGAATCAACTTTGTTCAATACTCTTCCGCAAGTCTTTACGGAATACGAAACTCCTGAAAGGAAAAACTATGGCTAGACCGACACGACTCGTAGTGGATTGCTCCACAGGAGTGAGAACTATTGAGGAATACACCGATGAAGAAATGGCGCAGTTTGAAGCAGATGCCGCTAGATATGCCGAAGAACAAGCAAAACGACAAGCAGAGATAGAAGCCAAAGCGGAAGCCAAAGCATCTGCTCTTGCTAAACTTGAAGCACTTGGTTTGACCGAAGAAGAAGCCAACGCGCTTATTTCTTAATCTAGGAAGGTCGGCAGATGACTACTACCTATCGGTATTTATTTGCCGACTTACTGACTAACGAAATAGTTGCGGAAATACCTTTAACGGGAGTTTCTTTTAACCAACAGTTAAATACCGCAGGAACGTTTCAAGGTCATATTCTTCTATCGGGTATAAATACATACGGCTATAACATTGACGCCGCAACTCTTCCTGCGCGTAACGCTATTTATGTGGACCGCAATAACGAACTTGTATGGGGTGGCGTTATATGGCAACGTACTTATAACTCCGATAGCCAAGCCTTATCTATTACCGCGCGCGAGTTCGAGAGTTATTTTGAGAAACGCCTTATTACTACTACCGAAGCATTTACTAATACAGACCAACTAGAAATCGTTAGAACGCTCGTAGATAACGCGCAAGCCGAACTATATGGCGATATAGGCGTTATTACGGGAAGTGAAACGTCAGGCGTACTTATTGACCGTACTTATTACGATTATGAGTTTAAGCAAGTCTGGCAAGCGATGAAAGATTTATCCGACCAAGATGACGGTTTTGATTTTAATATTAAAGTTGAATACGACAATATAACTAACGAGCCTACTAAAACGTTAGTACTTGGTTATCCGCGTACAGGGCATATAGATACGGGCGTAGGCGATTTAGATACAAACGTATTCTTATTTCCTGCTGGAAATATTACGGCTTATGAATATCCTGAAGACGGTTCTATAACTACTAATAGTCTTTACGTTACAGGCGCAGGTTCTAACGAAGGAAAGTTATTAGTAAACGCGCTTGCTAACGATTCTTTTACAGACGGCTTTCCGCTTCTACAAACTACTATTTCCTATTCCGATATTACTGACGTTAATGTTTTAACCGAACTTGCTACAGGACGCGTATTAGCGTTAAGCGAACCACCACCAATTATTAAAATAGTAGTTCCTGCTTTTATCGAACCTGAATACGGTTCTTACGCTATCGGTGATGACGTTCGCCTTATGGTTACAGATGAGCGTTTTCCCGAAGGATTAGATGAGATTTACCGTATTGTAGGACTTAACGTTGAACCTGGTGAAGACGGACCAGAACGCGTAACGATTACTTTAACGATTACTACTAACTAGGAACGGCTATGGCATATATAAATCAACCGCCTGACTTACGCGTAATGATGAACGATATTTACCAGCGTCTAAATAAGTTAGAAACTGCGCAAAGATTTACCGCGCCTAACGTAGATTTTGATACGAATACTCCTACAAATCCGCGTATAGGCGATATTTTTTATGATACTTACGCCGAACTTCTAAAGTACTGGGACGGTACACAATGGGTAGAAATAGCGGATAACTTAAACTCTACAACTATAAATACTTTTAATACAACAATACAAAGTACTAATAATAATATGGTTTATACGGGTACGCCTTGCGATATAGAAATACAACGTATCGGCAAAATGATTACGGCTAACGCGACTATTACGTGTACGAATATCTCGAACTTTGGTACGGGACAAATATTTATAGATATGCCTGTAGGAATCCCTACGCGTTCGCACGATTTAGCCGCAGGTGGTTATCTCGTAGACGGCGGTACTACGTATACAATTTTCGGCACGTTAGGCGCAAGCGCAAATAAAATGTATCTCTGGCACCCGACTTCTAACGGCGGTTCAGATATTCTCGACTATAACTCACCTGCCGTATTAGACACGTCAAGCGTTATTAACATAACGGGTGTCGCTCTGTTAGCATAATGCTATGACAGTTACAGAATGGACAGGGTTAGCAGTTAGCGTTACAACCCTTATGAGCGCGCTCGCCGTTGGCGTTCGCTTTTTAGTTAAGCATTATTTATCCGAACTAAAGCCTAACGGTGGTTCTAGTATGAAAGATAAACTCGGACAGATAGACGAAAAAGTAAATAAGTTGGAAGGAAGAATAGATGAAATCTACCAGTTCCTTATTAAACGCTGATTTAATCTTAACTATCGCAAAAGAAGAACTACAGTACGAAGAAGGTACGAATAACGATACTAAGTATGGTAAGTGGTACGGGCTTAACTTTAATCCGTGGTGCGCTATGTTCGTATCGTGGGTATTTAATAAAGCAGGAGAAATAAAGCGCGTACAAGCGTCAGGCGCAAAAGGATTCGCTTCTTGTGACGCAGGATTAAAGTTTTTTACTCGTAAGAAAAAGTTAGTTCCTATCGGTCAAGCGCAAGTAGGCGATATAGCCTTCTTTCAGTTCGATACTGACGCCGAACCAGACCACGTAGGAATCGTCATAAAAAATACGGGTAAAGCGTTAGTGTGTATTGAAGGTAATACTTCACCAAATAAAAAAGGCTCACAAAGTAACGGCGGTGGCGTGTATAAAAAGAAACGTCCGTATTCGCTCGTTATTGCGGTAGCCCGACCATAGGAGAAATATGAAAGCCCTAACAAAATCACAGAAGGCAGTACTAAAGTCAGCACTTCGCCACTTTATTCTCGTAGCGTTACCTGTATGGGAAGTTAGCAACGGCGATACAAAAGCCTTTATCTACGGACTTCTTGCCGCAGTAATCGGTCCAGCGATTCGCGGTATTGACAAAAATGACCCTGTATTCGGTAATGTTGCCGACTGGGTAGAAAAGGATTTGCGAAAAAAAGCAAAGCCTAAGAAACCTAAATAAAACTACATATCGGAGTAGCCCGAAGAACTAAGGGGAAGAGTTCTTCGGGCTATTTATTTTTCGGCGTGTTTATACTCTTTAGTAAATCTTTCCGTGTACTCTTCTCGTATGTCTTTAGAGAAATCTATAGAAGAGTTCCGCTATAAAGGTACTCTTGGTGTATGTCCGTTTGCTAAGTTGATTTCTACTCTTAATGCGGCAGATAAAAAAGCATTACTAAGCGCACTAGAAAAACGAATACCTGACGTAACACTTGCTTCGGCTCTACGTAAAGAAGGTTACAAAATAGCCGAAATAAGTATTTCCCAACACAGAAAAGGTTTATGCAGATGCGAGAACAAGAGTTAAGGGCAATACTCGAACAACGCCAAATGAATCACGGCGATTTCTATAGTAACTTTATTACTATCGGAAAAATCTGGGGTGCGCTTTTAGGTATAGAACCTATCGAACCTTATAAAGTCGGTTTAATGATGGACGCGTTTAAGACCGTACGAGCCTTTAGAAATCCTGAACACGAAGATAACTGGCTAGATAAGTTCGGTTACACCGAACACGCGCGAAGTTCTGCGTTTTACGATAGGACTAAAAAGAAGTGAGTTTAGAGAAGCGAATATCTGAAATCCCCGAAGAAGTCGCTTCTGAGGATTTAGACGAACTACGGCGCGCGTTAATCAGAACGCAGAAACAACTTAAAGACGCGAAGCAACGTACGGAAGAGTTAGTAGCGGCAACACGGCAAGGCGCGTATGACGCTATGTTGGCTATGGGACCAATACAACCCGTACGAGATGTTGTACAAGATAAGAGTAAGAAAAAAGCGGAGATAGCCCTATGGCACTTAACCGACTGGCAAGGCTCGAAGAAAACTACAACTTATAACTCGAAGGTTATGCGCGAACGCGTATTTAACTTTATAGAGCGCGCTCGCCGTATTACGGATATACAAAGAAAAGACCACCCCGTAAAAGAGTGCGTAATCCTTTTTGGCGGAGATATGGTTGAAGGTTTATTTAACTATCCTGCGCAGTTACACGAAGTAGATTCGACTTTATTCGAGCAGTACGTAACCGTTAGCCGTCTAATCGTAGACGCGGTAAGAGAAGCCCTAACTATTTACGAAAAAGTTCTAGTAGTAGCCGAATGGGGAAATCACGGACGTATCGGTAGTAAGCGCGCAGACGTACCGCGTAACGACAATATTGACCGTATGTGTTACGAGTTAGCGCGACAGTTATTAGCAGACGAAAAACGAATAGTTTGGCAAGACTGCCCTGATGATGTTCAGAGAGTAGAAATCGGAAACTATCGCGCGCTACTTATTCACGGTGACGAAGTAGGAAGAAACGGTTTCGCTAGTCCTAACGCAATAGTTCAACACGTAAACCGTTGGCGTAGCGGTGCTTATCCTTGGGCATTTCGTGATGTGTATATCGGTCACTACCACACACACGCTTGCTGGCCTATGGCTAACGGAGAAGGTTCGGTTTACCAGACTGGTAGTACAGAAAGCGATAATCGCTATGCGAGAGATTTACTTGCGGCAAGTGCTACGCCGTCACAAAGACTTCACTTTATTGACCCCGTGAAGGGAAGAGTTACTGCTGAATATAAGGTTTGGCTTGATTAAGAAACTCTGACGTATCTACCGAATCGTCAATACTAGGAGAATGTTCAATAGAGCATTTACCGCAGTTTAGGCACATTACTCTTCGTCATCATAGTCATCACCGTAGTCGCTAGTAATCAAACGCATATCGGTAATATCAATGTTATTCGCTTTAGCGGTACTAATCGCTTCCTTGAAAGTTGTGAGTGCGCGGTTAGTAATATCATCAACCATATCTGGGTATTCGGCTTCCGTTCCAATAGATACGTTTAAGCCACCCATACGAATCTCTACGTGTGTGTATGTTGATTTTCCGTTTGCCATAGGTAAATGCTAACTCCGTTACGGTCTATCGGGTCAAGTAATCCGAATCCCTAGACGGGCAACGGCGTGTCTAAGCCCGATACCCCTAAACCCGTCCCGAACTCCCCTACGCGCCTAAAAGTGGCTCTAAAGCCCGTATAGCCCGTTTACGGGGTATCTAGGGGAAGGCGCGTTTTCCTTCCTATTGGTAAAGCGTTACGGCTCACCGTAAGATTTCCCTAGTACTACCAGAAAGCCCCTATCGCTCGTAGTAGTCGGAAACGATGAGAGCAGGTACGCAAGTAAGGGAACGTACAGGGACATTGAGAACTACATAGAGATAGCGTTACAAAATCCTAAAAACGAAACAGCGTGTGCGCTTCGGCGTACACGTTGTAACGCAATAGTCGCGTATTGCGTCTGAAGAGTTAGCGAAAGGGATAAATAAATGAAACTTGCAGAAGGAATGACCGCACAACGTACTAACTACGGCACTACATACGTTTATAAAAACGTACGTATCACAAAATCGT